GATTTGAGCTAGGTAATATTAGGCTAGCTCATAATTCGGTCCAAACTTTTTTTATCCGTCAATCTACCATATCACGATGTCTAGAGCCAAGCGTTGGATCTTTACCTTAAACAACTACACCGAAGATGACATCGAGCGACTCAGAGGACTCCATCCGGAGCATGCCACCTACATCACTTTTGGCTACGAGACCGCGCCCACGACTGGAACGCCTCACCTCCAGGGTTTCGTCATCTTCCGAGAAAGGAAACGACTTTCTCAGGCGAAAGAGTTCATTGGAGTCAGAGCTTTCTGCGAAATGGCGCGAGGCACTGCGGAGGCCAATCGAGAGTACTGCCAAAAAGACGGACTCTTCGAGGAAGAGGGTGGGTTTGAAGAGTTGCCTTCGCGAGGACAGGATGGACAAATTAGACAGTTCACAGTGTGGTTCGAAGCATTCGTCAGGGACGAAGGACGTGTCCCAACAGAGCGAGAGTGGTTCGTGGCATATCCTGCGTTAGCTGTTAGATACCCCAATGGGATGAAGGAACTAGTGAAGCATTTATCGCCAGAGGTCGAATTAGAACTAGGTACGTTGAAGCCTTGGCAGAGCGATCTGGAGACTATTCTAGTGGGTGATTCTGACGACCGCACTGTCATGTTTTTCGTTGATCCGGAGGGTGGAGCTGGAAAGACTTTCTTTCAGCGTTGGATGATGACCAAATATCCTAATCAATGTCAAGTATTGTCAAGTGGGCGTAGGGATGACATCGCTCACGCGATTAATGAAAATTGTCGTTGCTTTATGTTTAACATTCCACGTGGGGGCATGGAGTATCTGCAATACGGCATTCTGGAGCAGCTTAAAGATAGGATGGTGTTTTCCCCGAAGTACAATTCGAGGACTAAGTTATTCAGGTCAATGGTACATGTTGTTGTCTTTTGTAACGAGGAACCGGATTTAAACAAGATGACTACGGATAGGTACTTTATTCATCGTCTAAGTTAATTAAATTATATTTCTAAAATAAGTTAAGCAATTTACTTCCATTTGAACTGCAGTGTTTTCTTGTGCTGCATTCGTTGGATTACATAATCTGTCACACCAATATATTAAAAATACATTAGTTAATGGCATGTTTTGAGTGTTGTTTTCAAAGCGAAACATTCGTTTGATTGGTATATAGCGTTGGATAAGTCTCCAATTTCTAGGACCATAGATATTAATGTCGTTGGTACCTCCACCTTCAGATTCAAGTTGCATACGCTTGTGGGTAAACACATGAAATCTGTCTGTGTTAATAGCACGTTGGTGGATAGCTGTAGATCGTAGATTTGTAGTAAAATCTACACCGCGTTGTTGAACTGCGGACTTAAAAAAATTCTGTTCAAAGCTAACATTTTCGTCAAAGGGGGTTACTAATGCGTAATTAAAAAGGATAACATCCTTAATTTTATTCTTGATTTGCATAGTTAAAGATATTCCTTTAACCCATATAGTTGTAGTCTTGCGTTCGTTCATTTCGTTGTCTTGACCAAACGGGATTTCTGTCAAGTTGTACTCTTTTAGTTCACGTGTCTTCAGTATGTCAGTTTTTACGAGAGTCTGACGTACTTGCGCAGGTTTTACGTAGGGAGATCCTACTTTATAAAAGTTCTGACGTCGCTTTCTGCGTTGTTGTATGTTACTTGTTCGGCGACGTGTTTGTCTTCTAAAGGAGCTTCTTCGGGAGTATGACATCGCACGTCTTCCGTATCCTCCACGGTACTGACCCGTGGAGGTTCTACGCGCTCCTCCGCGTAGGGACCTACGTCGCATAGCTCGTGTGGTTACCATACTAATTCCGCCAACTGCGTTGATTGCGTAGCCTATAGGTCTTCTATATTGATAAAGATTAGCTGCAATATGTGCGGCTGGATGCTGAGAGAGTCTGACAAGTTGTGACGCATCCATTCCAAATTCTGACACCGGAGCCCACCCACCACCCAAGTTAGGATATCAATCGTGGACGGACGGACCGATTTGAGCTAGGTAATATTAGGCTAGCTCATAATTCGGTCCAAACTTTTTTTATCCGTCAATCTACCATATCACGATGTCTAGAGCCAAGCGTTGGATCTTTACCTTAAACAACTACACCGA